CTAACTAATGTTTGAAGTTGTTTATAACACTCTACTCCGTATCTATCCAAGTAAGGAGTTACAATAAGAATTTCATGATATTGGCTACCTCTAACTAACCTATCTCCAGGTACAACGGATACGCCTTTTTCTACATATACATTAAAACTTTCTATAGTTGTATTTCTACCATCTCTGTCTTCTTGAGAACCTCTCGATTCAAATTTAGATTTGACATTTATTGTAGCATCAGCCCAATCGTCTGAGGGTAAACCTCGTTCATCAAGGTTTGTTTCACTTACACTTTGAATAGTGCATGTTTCTGGTAAAAATCTGTGTCGCAAAGGCATACTTGTATTTTAGAACAAAATGTTATAAAAATTGGTTTAGCATGTCTCCCATCATAAATTCTTTATAAACCATGCTGTAAAGCATTTTATTTTTTCCTAGCAAGTGTGGGTTATGTCCCATTTGAGAACTGTAATCTCTTATAATGTTTATTATCTCTATTCCTATTACTTCATATAAGGATAGTAGTTTGGAAAAGTCTTTAGACCATCTAGCAGTGCCGTCTGGGTTGAAAATAACAAACGAACGAAAGCCATTAAGGATTATATAAGCAACTGCATCATGAAGTTTATAGTCCATTTTTTTTCCTAATATAGGAAAGTCGTAACCTTTCTGTTTATAACCAGTAGAAATTCCTAAGCTACCTATGCTACCTTTTTTAGTAGGCCATATTTCTTGTGTTTTGTAATTTATATAGTCATATAGATATAGTATGTCTTTTACAATTGTTCTGTATTGTTTAAAAGACTTAGGGTTTGCTTTATACAATTCTAAAACTTTTTGTTTGTCCCAGTAAGAATATATAGGTTGATTATCTACTTCAGAATCATAATAATTATTTCTTAGCAAGTCTATCATTGCTAATACATCAACTGTATCTAATACATCTTTATAATCTGTATCGTCAATTATTTCTGTTAACCAATCTAATTCTTTGTTGTTAATATCTAAAGTTTTATCAATAGACAGTCTTTTATCTAAAGTCTTAGCCAATTCATCAGACAATGATAAATCGTGACCTATAATGCACTCTACTTTTATGTAAGAGTTTTTTGCGATATCTTCTATTCTTAAATCTTTAAGTAAATTATATAAATTAGCACCATCAATAATTCCTTCTACATCTTTATCGTTTATCGTTATAGATACTCTTTTTTGAGATTCTGATATTTCAGCTTCTTTACAATATATTTTTATTCCTTGTGATTTTATATGGAATGTTCCTTTTTCCCCGTATTCTTGTTTAACAGATTTTATTATATTATTTGCAACCTTGTTATCATAATCTAATATATTGCAGTTAGGATGTATAGGTAGTAATTGTTTCTGTGCTGGTCTATCGAAGGTTAAATCTCTGATAGGTATATACATTGCAAGCAAAAAGTTTTTTGGTTGTACTGGGTCTGGCATAATGCTATAACTTTCATAATGAAAAAAATACTTATTATTACCACTTATTATTCCGTCAGTACCTTCGTCTTTTACCATCTGTATTTTGTCTTTTTTGCTTTTTCAAATTGTTTAAAAGATTTTTCTGTTAGGTCACTTGGGTTTTTTTCCCATTCAACATCAACAGGTGTTTCAAACATGATATTTTTTGCAATTTGTCTTTTACAAATTACATTATCTTTAGGACACATAATTTCTGGTTCCTCAGTTATTTTATGTGTTATCTCGTAACTTGTATCACAAGACAAACACTTGTAGTCATATCTAGGCATCTTTGTTTATTACCCTATTCTTTTGTCTTTTTTTTCTTTTAGAAACTTTGTGACAATCTTTACAAAATAACTTTAACCCATCTGGTGAATTTGGGTTTTTAGCAAAATGTGAGGATTTTTTATCTTTTTTACAAGACAAACAAATCTTCATTTTATCATCACCTAAATCATCTTTTTTTTGTTTAAGTATATCTATACATTCAATACAAAATCTTGTTAGACCGTCTAAATATCTTTGATTTCTTTTATATTCTTCTACAGGTTTCCATTCACGACAATACTTACATTCTTTTTCAATAGGGTCTTTTAAACTTTTAGCAGCTATTTTTTGAGCTTCATTAACTTTATCTGCTAATCCTTCTTCTTCTTCCATCCAAGTTTTAAATCTTTCTAGCCCAATAGATTGTTCTTCATAAGTTCTAGGAGTAGTAAGACCACCACGACCAGTTTTAATAATTTCTAATATTGCTTCAGCAGTTTCTTCATTGTATGCACCGCGTTGAGGTACGCCGGATTCTATTCTTAATTGACGAACTCTTTCATGTGTGACCCCCCATTCATCTGCCCATTCTTGGAGCATTTTATTAGGGTCTTCTAGAAAGAGCTCCCTTGCTTCCTCAAGGGAAGGGGCTTTTCTATGTACCATACTCTATTATACAAAGAATCTGCTTTTAAATGGGTTTAATATCGCCATGTCTGCATTGGTTAAAACAGGTTGTAAGTTTTGAACTACCACATCTGCAAAAGCTACATCATAGTCTCCAATTCTTTCAGACAGAGCAATGTCAAAATTAGTAGGTGTTGTATTATCTGATAAATGACTTGAGATTTGACCTGTGTCAGCTTTAGCCGAATTTTGTAAAGAAGTTAAAAGTAATCTACCAGAAGCTCTTGCGGAAGTTTGTTTTATTTGTTCTGGAATATCTGCTGATTGATAACCACCAACATAAGTAACTGAAATATTTTTAGGTTTTATACCAGACCAACGAACTACAATTCTTCTTAATCTACCGTTATCGTAATGAACATAATCTTTTTCATTACCAGATACTAATGTATTACTGTCTTCAGTAACAGTGGTTATAGAAGCAATAGGAATATGTCTAAGAAATAAATCTTGTTGTTCTGCGCCGTCAAACACTTCCGTATATGTGGCTTGTTCGACATCATGACCTAAGTAACGCTTAATAGCGGCATCAACATAAGGTATAAAAGTATTTGTGACTGATGCTTCAACAGTTGAGTTTAAATCAACTTGAAGAAACTGTTGCACATCACTAACGCTACAGAGAGCCATTTAGGACTCCTTACTTGTCTTCTGTATCTTCTGGTTTAACAGCTTTGGTTTCTGGTGCTTTTTTAGCAGATTTTTTCTTAGGAGCAGATTCTTTTTTCTTCTCCACTTTACCCCAACCTTGCTCTTTGAGCCATTCAGTAGGATATTCTTTACCTGCTTTAGCAATGAGAGAAGCTCCAGATTTAGGAAGTTCGGATAAAGGACCTTCCCAAATAGAACCATCTTTCATTTTCCAAATGCTTTTTTGTGGTTTAATATATTCTGACATAATGTTTATATTCTACCTTATAAAAACAAAAGAGCGGGTTTAATCCCGCTCTTAAGTATAAATCTAGCTAACTTTAGAAGTTAGTGATTTTGTGGAAAGCTGCTTCTCTGTAAACAGGGAAACCGACTCTCATTGTAGCTCTGATTGCTAATTGATTCTTTGTAAAGAAATCGCTATGTGAGTCAGATACGGCTACTTCCATACCTTGTCTCATAACGACATTAGCTGCTTCGCCACCACCGAATTTACCAACAAGTACTGTACCTGCGGCAATTGCGGTTGTAGGAACGACTTTTAGTCCCCAGATTTGTGCGGAAGGACCTGCGCCCATTCCACCAGCTGCTACGAAAAGTGGTGACTTTTCTGCATAACCTGCTGAATCTGTACCTGCAAAGTCTGCACCTACTGCTGTAACAACATCATTCCAGTCATTAGGATGCATAATAATTGCATCTGGTTCTGTGAATGCGTTGACACGAATGTCGGTAATTGCACCGTAAATAGCACCAATTTTACCTAAAGTTCCTGCATAGGAACTAAAGTCAGTTGAGCCAACGGATGTTTTACCAGCGTCTAAGATTCCTTCTAAGTTTGGAGCAGTACCGTCTCCACTAAGGAGTTGGCTGTCCATACGAAGTCTAATCATTGTTTGAAGTCTAGAGTTCAAGTAACCTTGAATACCAGATTCGTCTGCTAATAATTCATCTGTAACTGGGATGAAAATACCCATTTTACGGATTGCTTCTGTTTGCTCTGTGAAAGCTAATGCTGCTTCACCAACTGCGGCACCTTCAGCAGCTTCAGCTGCATTGTTTGTGAAGGTTGTTTCCTCAAGGTATGAGAAAGCATTTTGGTCACTGTTGATTACATCAAATAATGATATAACAGCATTTGGGTCTCTAAGAGCGGTCTCCAAGATTCCAGGTTGTCTTAAGACTTCCGGTGGATATCCTGTAGTTGTTAATGATGTTTTTGTCTCAACTTTTGAGTCAACACCTTTGACACCGTTAGACATATAATTTTTATATGCATCTGTGTCTGTAAATTGCTCGCCAACAGATTTTACTTCTGCTGATACACCAGCTTGTGGCATTTCAGCTACTGGCTTTGAATCTTCTGAAAGAGCCTTTTCGTTTTGAGCTTTTTTCTTCTCAATTGAAAGGTCTTCTACGAGTTCAGCAAGTTCGTCATTTCTTGACTTAATTTCCTCTTTTTGTTCAGAGGTGTACTTGCCGTCTTCGTTAGCTTCAAAGACAGATTTAAGTTCTGTTCTCTTAGCAGCAACTTGGTCCATGAGTTCGTTAATTTTACCCATTTTTTAGATTCTCCAATCTATATTGCTTATACTTCTTCTATTTCTTCGACTAGAGATTCAGCGATAATCTGCTGAGCTCTTGCCCACTCTGCGTCAAATTCCTCATCGTCAGATGAATCAGTGTTATCTTCTGGAGTTTCTTCTTCTGCAACTTCATCTTCCGGTTCAGCATCAACAGATTCCTCTGCTGGTGCTTCTTCCTCAGTAACTTCTTCGACTTCAGTTTCAACATCAATAGTATCAGTTGAAGCCTCAGCTACCTCTTCAGATTCAGCTTGTTCATCTTCCACAAGTTCTTCTTCTATTTCTAACTCCAAAGCACCTTCTGTACCAACAGTTCCGATGAACTCATCAATCTCGGTCCATGCGTCATTTAAGTCGTCTGCGACTGAACGCAATGCTTCGGTGGCTTTAACGCCTAATTTCCTACCATCTTCGTCTCGGAGCATAGCTATTGCTTTAGCTCTTGCGACTAAGTCATCCAATGCGGCAAGCACATCTTTGACTTCATCAGAGAAAGGTTTGCTTCCTTCTGAAATCTCTAAATCTTCTTCACTTTTCATTTCTTTTTTATCCTCTTCCATCTTTACACAAGGACCACCCTCATGATATTTGCAAGATTTCATTTCTTGCTCTTCATCTTCGTAAGACTTCTTATCTGAACAACAAGCACAAGATGTAGATTCTTCTTCTTGAACCTCACCTTTTTGTTCTGTTATTTCTTTAAGAAGTTCTGTATTGGATTTAATAGCAAGAGTGTAAGTATCTTGATTAGCTCCAACAAGAACTGGTGAAACTTCATAAACAGTTAAATCTTTTAGGTATCTAGCATTTGTACTGTTATCATCTGCTTTTGCATACTCTGAATCATTTACTTTATATCCAAATGACCATTGTTGCATGTCACCCATATTTTTTACAAGATTATAAGCTTCTTTACCGGATTCTGTATCCATAAAAAACTCGCCTTTAAATACGGCTTTATCATCATCTTGTGCGATTGTACCTTTTCCAATTGGCATGTCCCATTTATGTGACCAAACCATAGGTACTTGATTATTTTTAAAACCAGATTTGACAGCTCCCGGTACAACAACATCTCCATCGCTGTCAAGGGAGTTGAACAAACTGAAAACTGCTTCGACTTGACCAGAGTCATCTTTCAACTCTATATCAATATTTTTAGATTCGTTATTCATACATCCTTCAATCTTAAATTGTACAATAGATTATTCAGATGTGCGTCTTAACTATTTTATACTATGTTTTGTGGATTTAGTTTTTTATTTTCTAAAATCTGATATTATTCTGAGTTTTGAAATCTCTACTTTTACGCTTCTATCTGTTCTTTTATGGTCACCATTTTCTAAACGAGCCCATACCATAATAGTCGCATCTTCATCGTTTACTGATGTAACAATACCATGAACAATTGATGGTGGGTCTGGGTCTTTGTTGATTGACCAACTGACAGCTTGACCTACTCTAACTGATTCTGCTTTGTTTCCAGATTTTTTAGAAGATAAAGGATGAGAGCTTGGCAGTAAATCTTGGTCATAAGGTTTTCTTCTAAACTTACCTGTTCTTAATGCTCTCAAAAAACCGTTAACTCTGGCCATGGCCCACTGGTCAGCAGATGTAACATTACCTCTGACTGAACCCGGGTTAGTTCTATATGCACCAACACCTCTATTAAAGACTGCAATAAGCATTCTTAGTGTTGCTCTATGTTTAGGATTCTTAGAGTTATGGTCTTCTACTTTATTAGTAAGAGCGGTTCTGACTCTTTCAGATACTGCTTTTAACAAATACTCTTCTGCTATATTAAGAGATTTTTTTCTACGCTCTCTTATAACTTTTTTATAATCATTAACAATTGACTTCATTTGTGAAACACCACCAGCAGTTACACCGCCCCATTTCATAACAGCAATAGTTCCGTTAAGTCTGTTATTTTTCTTGTGACGATTCATAAAGCGTTCTCTTCTCTTAACCCAGTTAAGTACTGACTCA